ATTCTGCAAGGAGCGTCACACAGGCGCGAATGGCCCCGATCCCCATTGCCGTTTCCGGCGTAACCAGCATGCCCGATGAGCTCTTGCTGGCGCTGACGCTCCCGAGAACCGTTGTCCAGTTACTCCCTCCCGGTCGCGACTTACCCCGGAAGAACTGAGGAATGAACATCAGTTACCCCCTGGTAAATCATTCGCTGGCGCAGCGGCTCTGGCTGCAAAATACGATGCCAGAAGGCAAAACACGCCTGCAGCAATAACGCCTGCAGGCGGAAAAACCATCCACGCGCCAAACGAGATAAGCGCCGCGCCGAACAGGCCGATCATAAATGTAATAATTGCCGTTAACATGCGACGTCTTCCTCATCATAAACGGATTGATTGCTGGCCCGACCGTTCAGCATTGCGCGGCCTATCGCCATAAACAGCGCTGTCGCGCCGTCGATTTTTGACTGCTTGTCGCCCTTCGTCGGTCGGACGATATCGTCGCTACCGGGGACATTTTTTCCGATAACGTTGCTGATACACCATGACAGGACCGGGTTCCCGTCATGGTGGAAACGTCCGCCAGCAAGCGCAGCTTCCAGCTCCTTCATAGGAGGCGACATGTTGGTGTAGTCCTGCCGGATAGATATGGGTTCGAAACCGTGGTCCTGCAGTTCGTGACTGAGTGCCGTGGCACCGCTGGGGTCGATGGGGATCTCGCTGATGCGAACCTTATCAATTTCCTGAAGATCGATAATACTGGCCAGGATTTCGCGATAATCCGCTTCTGCCCCATCTGTCGCTTCAAGTGCCCCCATTTCGACGAACTTCACATATCGGTCTGCGGTTTTGGCGATTTTCGGGTCCGTGCTTCTGACCGTGTCATCCGGTACCCAGAATTTCGGCCTGATGCAGTAGTAGTGTTTCTTCCCCTCAATTTCGCGAACGAAAACTCCGACTCCGGCGTTAAGGTCCAGACGCTGTGCAAGGTCCAGACCGAGGTAATAATCCTCGCCAGCAAAGTCCTCGTAGCGCAGGGATTTATCGGCTGCAGCATGCCATTGCGTCATGTTATAGAACGCAGCCTTTCCGGATACCCAGATATTGAGACGCTTCGTTTTGAAAGCGTTCACCTTACGGGGAACCTGTTTTGCTACCTCCATCTCGGCCAGCAGATCGTCATACGAAATCGACACGTCGAGGTTCGGATTCGCTTTAATAAAGTTGGTCGGGTCGGTCCAGTCGTCCCCTTCATCGAGCTCGTAAATCAGGCCAAACAGGCGGTCGTTAGGGACATGTCCGTTGAGCATCTCCTTGACCTGTTTATCTTTGTCGTAGCATGGCGATTCCAGCGACGTACCCGCCGTGGTGATGATGAGCGTCAGCGGCTGCGAACGTGCGCCCATACCCAGCGTCATGGCTTCATACATGTGATCCGTATCGTGCTCATGATATTCATCAATGATTGCGCAGTGTGGGCTGTCACCATCGCCAGGCTTCCCGGCGATGGGAGCGAAAAGCGAACCATCCGGACGGGTCAGACTGTCCACCCATACCGAAATGTTGAATTTTGAGCGGAGCGACGGAAGGCGATCTGCCATCTGTCTGGCTGGGGTGAATACCTTTTTCGCCTGCGCCATCGTGGTGGCTCCACAGTACACTTCTGCGCTGTTTTCACCGTCAGCGCAGAACATGTACGTGCCAATGCCTGCCGCGAAAAACGATTTCCCGTTTTTCCTGGCCACGCGGATATACGCTTCGCGAAATCGGCGTTTTTTGGTCTTTTTCGTGACCCAGCCGAAAATTGAGCTAAATGCAAACGCCTGCCAGGGTTCAAGCTTCAGTTTTTGACCAGCTAAGTCACCGCTGGAGTGCGGTAATAGCTGAACGAAACGGCAGGCCCGTTCCGCCAGTTCACGGTCGAATCGGTAGGGATAATCCTTATCGAGAGAAATTTTCAGTTCATTAAAATGGCGCTGGCATGCCAGCTGGATGCTCTTGCAGGCGAGTATTTTCCCGTTCAGCACATCCCGCGCATACTGGTTCGCCATATTGACGCTCGGGTACGCGGCCATAATAAGTCCCTAAAATTGGGACCATCGCCCCAATCAAAATTCGTCAAATTCGTTTTCGGCTTTACCGCCTGCGAGTGGAGGTCGTTTTACCATCCTGCTATTTGGATCAAGTTTCAGAACCACGCTCAGTCGAATAAGCTGTGAGATGTATTTGTCACGAGCCTTTACTGCCGCACCCATTTTCTGCCCACCGGCAGCTGTCTCATCGCCAATTCCATCAGCTTTGATTTCCTGATTGGCATCGTAGAGGAGCTGAACGGTATTGCAGTATTCCATCAGCAGATAGCAGTCCTCCATTTCGAACGTGCCACGGTCGATAAGGATTCGGCATGTCCGACGCCAGGCATCGACAGCCATATCACCAAGTAACTCATCGGGAGGGGTGACCGCGCGAGTAACAGAACTGACCTGTGATCCAGTGTTGCCAGATTTCCTTCCCCCACCGGGTGATCGCATTCCTTTTCCCATACTCAACACCTGAAAAAATGCAGCAAAAAAAAGTTTTTATTTCACACGCGCAAAAAACTACCGGGAGCGGCAGTCCTTAAAAGCGAAAGGGGTTTGGGATTTTGCCCCCCCCTACCCCTGTCGCCACCGCCCGCCCTGTCGCCCCGGCCTCAGTCGAGGTGGAAGTCATCGCTCAGGCTGCGCCTACGCCCGCTGCTCGCGTTGTGGGGGCAGGCATTTGAGTTGTGCCCAGACTTCCCACAATAGCTGCAGCGCAGGCTGGCACGGCGTGATGAACCGCCCCATGTATTAGGACAGTTAGCGACCGTGTGCAGGTATGAGCCGCAATAGGTGCAACGGGTGTAGCTCATCGGATACGCTCCTTACCGGTCTTCGTTCTATGGCATGGCCAGCACAATGACTCCAGGTTGTCATCGTCATCCGTTCCACCGTGCGCCTTTGCGATGATATGGTCAACGGTACTCGCACGGGTGGCGATCCCTTTGCGCCGACACTCCTGACATATATGTTTATCGCGCTGAATAATCCGGGCCCGCCGGATTTCCCATGGACGTCCATAACCGCGTTCATGTCGACTCTTACTGCCCAGATAGTTTCGCCAACCATCCCCTGCATGTTGCTGTCGGTGCTGATCGCAATAACCGCTTGAGTCATTTGTCAGCGCGGCACAACCTTTATGCTTGCACGGTCTTTTAATGCGTGGAGGCATACTTAACAACTTGCATTTGGACTAGTGATTTCATTTCTTATCGCTCTTGGAGTGGTTTGTCTTATCCCCGTGCGGGGATAATAAGAAAATATCCTCGCAAGGGGATAAGACAAATAAATGAATAAGGGAAACGTGAGGGGCACTAAGAACATCATTAATCGTAAGAGCTTGAGAGCGCGCCGCCCCGTGGTAGGCCCCATCGAATCTAAGAAGATAGATACCTCAGTATCCACCAATGTAACTTTTCAAGTTAAGTACACCACCATTTAAGTCCTTTAATTTTCAATTCTTTGATCGCGCTTGCCTAAGATGTGAATTTATTCATTTACATGCTTTGGGTTACGCATAACTATGGGATCGCCTCATCACTTATTAAGGAGATTTCAATGAGCTACACACAAGCTGAAAAGTTACAAATCCTTTTACTCTGTGATATCCATGAAGCACTTGGAATTAAAAACAGTTTTGATGCCGACTTAATCAGGGAAGCGGTATCAACTGATAACACATGGGCCTTAGAATGGAATGCCCCATCATTGGCTACAGACGAAGACACTCCTGAAGACGTTAAATTTGTATGTGATGTCTTAGATATGTACGACTTCTTGTCCTTTACGTACGAACAGTTAGATGATGCACAGAAACGGCAATTACATGAGGAAGTCAGACATTTCGATGGTGTTAATAGTGTGACCTTCCCAGGCTTTGATGGTAACAACGAGGGCCGACTAATGAGTATTGCTTATATGTTGAAGAAGATGGATCGCTTCAATAAGCAAGATATAACCAAGAATGCTCACATGCCTACAATTGCTATTTATCGTAGAATGCTTGATGTTTTTCTTCCAGCACGTGCCGATATGATACCTGGTGTCGGTGTAAGCTATGAAGCTTTAAAAAATACTTTATTAGCGAGAGTTCATCCAGACAATCGATAATCCTTTAAGCTGTGATTGTTATGGTGCGTGCGTGCCTCACATCTTATTTCCATATGGGGATGGCTTTCATGACATCCCCTGTTAAGAAGAACATCATTTACGCTCTTGTTCTATCCGCCGTATACCCGCAAAATTATTATTTCCTTTCTCGATTATGGCCAGAAGCGGCTTAATCCATAAAACAGCCTGGCAGTACGTCATTGAGCTGGTGGTAGTGGCACTATCATTGGCAGCGTCAGCTCTGTCGGTATCGGAGTGCATTGCGCTGGAACGTAAACGGTGCGCGTATTCGAGCAACCCACTAGCAATGTCAGCAGGAACAGGAAGATCACAGGTTTTTTCACGGCGGAGAATCTCTCGGTATTCGATTACGGTTTCTTCGGTGCTGGTGTCGATCAGGGAGTTAAGCCTGTTGGCATGTTCTGCAACCTGATTGAACCGATTAAAGTTGAAAGCCTGAGTGGCGATCACCTGCACCTGCAAAGCGTTATCATTTCGCAGAACGTCGTTATCACTCTGTATGCTGGTTGCATCTGCGCAACTCTTTACAAGCGCTAATGACAGGCCAGCAATAACGACAACGACGATAAGACTCGGATTAATTTTCATTGGCTCAGCCCCCAGCACGCCAGCGCGCTCTCCTGGTCCCGTCTCTCCACTTGACCATAACACCCATTCTTCTGGCCTTTGGTGAGGCGGCAATCACGTCCTCCGTCCATAATCCACCAGCGGATTGCTTCGCATGCCCCTTTGCGATCGCCTGCGTTAATGCGCTTATAAAAGGTCGAAGGGAAGCATTTACCGGGGCCAATGTTGTACGGGCAAAAGGAAGCAATACCAACCTTTTGTGGTTCAGTCAGAGGCACTTTGATATTGCGATCCACCCAGGCTAATGCCTTATCGCGTTCAATAGCGTTAACCGTGCGGCATTGTTCCTCAGTGGCCGTCATACCTTTAACAACATGCCTGCCATCGATGACGGTCACGCCGTGACATAGAGACCAGACCCCACCCGGATCCACTACGGCCACCAGCGCATTACCTTCTTTCTCACTGATGAACTGGTCGAAAATAAATGGCGCAGTTGCTCCGGACGCGATTAGCGCCAGCACTGCTGCGCTGAGTTTTGACTTATTCAACATCACTCACCTCGCGCAGCTTTGCGGCGATCCGCTTTGATTTGGAAGTACAGACTCGTCAACCACGTCAGCAAACCAAACATGAGGCTACCTAACACACCAATGGCCGCCCATTGTGATGGGGAGACTTTATCGAGGAGCTGAAGCAGCCAGTATCCGGTCCCCCCACCAGATGCTCCGTATGCAATACCCGTCGTGATTTTTTCCATTCGATACATGCTCTCACCTCGCTACGTTGCGGGTGTCCTGTTGAGGTAATAAAAAGGGCCGCATCAGCGACCCTAACTTTTATTCCCCTGCCAGCTGCCTTACCTCACTTACCGTCTGGTCGAATCGTTCCTCTTCCAGTTCTACGCCGATAGCCTGGCGACCCAGTTCAATCGCTGCTTTAACAGTTGATCCCGAGCCCATAAAGAAATCGGCAACCACATCGCCGGGCCTGCTGCTGGCGTTGATGATCTGCCGCAACATTTCAGCGGGCTTTTCGCAAGGGTGTTTACCTGGATAGAACTGCACGGGTTTATGTGTCCAGACGTCTGTATAGGGCACGGCTACTGTCACAGAGAAATGCCGTCGAAGAGATTTGTACTCTTCCAGCAGATCAAGATATTTCCGGTTCAACGAATGCCACGTGGCCACCAGCTGGTGATGCGGTGCTTTGAGTTCAGAGGCGCGGTATTTTTCAATAGCTATCTGTGTGAATAGCTCCTGAAGTTTTTCGTAATCCTGCTCGTTCGGTAGTTGCCACTGACTGGCCCCGAACCAGTGGGACACCATGTTTTTCTTTCCAGTGGCGTCCGCGATTTGTCTGGACGTTACCCCCAGCGCAGCTCTTGCATCACGGAAGTAAGAAATTAACGGGGCCATAACATGTTGTTTAACCTCGTTGCTTTTCTCACTGAATCCGTCGCTTTTCGGTTTATATGGCCCCTGATAATGCTCAGCGAAAAGGATGCGCTCCGTCGCCGGGAAGTAAGAGCGCAGGCTCTCCTTATTGCATCCATTCCAGCGCCCCGAGGGTTTCGCCCAGATAATGTGGTTCATGACGTTGAATCGTTCACGCATCATGATCTCAATGTCCGATGCAAGTCGGTGACCTGAGAACAAATACAGGCTGCCGGCAGGCTTAAGGACTCGCCAGAACTGGGCAAGACACATATCAAGCCAGCGAAGATAATCGGTGTCGCCGTTCCACTGGTTATCCCAGCCATTCGGCTTCACCTTGAAATAAGGCGGGTCTGTAACAATGAGGTCTATTGAGTCATCAGGAAGTTGCGCAAGATACTTAAGGCAATCGGTGTTTACTAATTGAGCACTGGATATTTTTACAGTATTTTTCATAGATCAGTAAGCGGGTCTCTGGTAGGCTCACTGTGCTTTAGCGCTAAAGCGGTGGGCCTTGGTTCGCTTGTGACCTTCTACATGAGCAAATGGCTGGCCGGGTGCTACAACACCCACCAGCCGCCCATTCCACAAAAAAAGCCCCCATCACTGGAGGCGCTTGTAACATCCGAATTGGTATATCGAAAACTTCGCCATCACCAGCTGCGTGAGTATGAACTGGCAGCGCGCCAGACTCAGATGCGTATTCTCTGCAATTTCACCTGCAGTGGCTGGTGTGGTGCTTAGTTCGTTTAAAACCGACTTTGCTTCTGCTGTCATATAAGACTGATTTTGCATGTCTTTTACCTGTTTTGATGGTGTGACATACAGATAACTCTGCTTGCCACCCACAGCAAGTCATTAATGCATGTTTGAGACGGGAAAGGTCTTTATATGGCCTGAAGCGGTTTGATTAGAAAGAAACGACGATATGACAGGGGTATTGATGCAATGCACCTCGCGAATACCCCTGTCGTATCGCCGTAAAGCAAAAGCCCCGACTGGCGGGGCTCTCGTTATGTTTAAATTGTCGCTTTAGTTCGCTGCCATCGCGGCGCAGCTCTGCCAAGCATGAATGAATTATCTAAATTCCTGGCTCGTTTTCAATATCAAAATAGAAATAAAGCACTAAAAGCTAAAGGCCGGGTAATTCAGCTCTGCTCAGCTAAGAGTTGCCTCGTAGATAAAAAAACCTTCGCCCTGAAAATTTCCAGGCACCAGCGAACACGTTTTCTGGCCTCCCAATCCGTTAGCCACGGCGCGATCGACTGTAACTCCCGCGTAATGTCAGAGATTTTTTTGCGCGTGGTGTAATACTGTAGACCGACGATATAAACCGGATCATTTACATCAAGCGCCTGAAGCACTGACTGCTCGACAAAATCAACGTCTTCAGCGTGCATGGCTTCATCAATTATGCTGGTGGCTGGCTGTGGCCACAGGATAGCGTGGGCACGATTAAGCGCCTGCGGCCCCCTGAATCCTTCGCCCCGAGCTTGTTCGAGTGCTGCTGTAAAGCGAGACAATGCCTTATCTGACCATCGCCCTCCTTTTAGGACATCCCAGCAGGCGTGCGCACGGGGTAAACGTGGGGCTGTTCCACCGCTTACACCCTCTCCCCATGTTGTCAGCAATGACTTAATCCAGGCAGCCTGAATACTTGTCAGCAGCATGCTCTTACCCAACCAGCTTTTACGCGGTGCAGTCGCTGCTTTACCCAGCGCTTCAATATGATTACGGCGTTGACGTGGTGTCATCCTGTTTGCTCCTTACGCCAGAACGCCGAGCGCGTAGGCCCGGTCCAGCACTTTAATGATCATTTCCAGCTGTGAGCCATATTTGCGCTCGAATGCCAGGCGGTCGTTATGAAGTTCGGTATGATGTTTTCGGCAAAGTGGAATGGAGAAAATGTCGTGCGCTTTCGTTGCCATGCCACCCTGCCCCCATCCGATTAAGTGGTGCGGGTCGTCTGATTGCTGCTGGCAGCATTCGCAGGGCTGTGTTTTAACCCAATTCAGATAATCGCGATTTTCCCAGCGCAGGCGCTTTGGGCGACGCATAAAAGATTGAGGCGGTGCCGGATCCACTATCACGCCCACCAGCGGTTCTGTTAGCGTATCAGGCAGATCAACGGCTGAAACTAATTCGCCAAGGATGCTGGTGGCCGGTACTGCAGGCGTAATATCGCTTTCGCGTCCAATCTCGCTTTCTTCGGGTAAACGAAGCACTTCCCGAGCACAACATTCCGGTAAAGCATCCGTTACTGACTTACGAACAGCCCACCAGCTGAGTTCCGCTAGGGAAATCTCGCGACTTTTGTCGATACCGAGAGAAATACGAATAGAATCCAGAACAAAGGCAATAACGTTTCTGCGTGCCAGTTCTGCCAGCGCCTCGGTACGCTGCTCTCGCAGTCGGTTGTCGCAATAGCCACAAAGCAGGATAGACCCCGGCTCATGGTGCATGATGGTTAGTTCGTGATAGTGGTAATCACTGTGAGCGTACTGGCAATTTCCGCCGCCGTACTTCAGCAACCAGTAATCAAGCCCGCTTATTCCACCGGCTGCAATCAGGACCTTTTCATTCAAGAAGAAGCTTCGCAGCTGGTCGTTGTCTTCCAGTGGCTGCCGCGCATCCGGAACACGACCAGTTTGATACCCGGCCATACTTTCTGGCTGGCGCTCGATCAGGATTCTGCCTGCTGTGAATAACTCCATCAGTTCCCTGCCCGGCTTCAACAGCACGACACCAAGTTCTCTCGCAATCACAGGTTGCAGAAGCGCACGCATTACTCGCTCTCCTTGATAATGATCTGCCCGTTTTCGCCCCAGAGCTTCGTTATCCTTGAATCCCAGATATGCTTGTCGTCTTCGAAGAGCGCATCCATCAGAGACTTCAGCAGATTATCGAGATCGGGTTTACCCTGATGAGGCTGCCCGTTCATTTCTGCGCGCTTCTTTTTGCTCCAGCTCTTCGGCATCGGAAGAACGAAGGTAACGTGTGAATTTGATTCAGGCATGCAGATGCCCATGAGCCGGACGTGATCGCAGAAGGCCCGGTAACGCATAACTTCAGGGCGCTTCTTCCATTTGTCTGCACGCGTCATGCGTGGCTTACCCATGGGGAGGATGTTGTAGACTGTCACGATCATCCCCATGTCCGGGAGCGCATGCTTTGCGCTGTCTTAGGTGAGGATTTTTGCTGCGGGAGTAATGCGCTGACTATCCAAAGCCGAGGGTCTATATCGAGGCTTTTCTCAACCTGAACGCCTTTAGACTGATAGCGCGCCACCAGCTCATTGGCTTCTTCGGTTGTCAGTCCGGAGTGAGTGAACCAACTTTTCTTCATGCCACCCCCTGCAGGAATGACATCAAAAGGAAATTGCTGGCCCGTTGAGGGGTCA